CTGATCCACCGTGGTAGATACGATGCTAACATTGGTATAAGGACGATCTACCACGATAGGATTGGTGGCCTGTGCTGTAGATCCATTTAAGAATCTTACTTCCACTATATCTGTAGTCAGCGGTGTTGTAGTGAAAGTTATCACGTTCCCAGTCACGCTATAGGTAGTGCCAGGGCGTTGTATCACACCATTGAAGTTGACCAGCACCGCTTCAGTAGTGCTGTCTTGGGTGAGCACAAAGTTTGTGTTTGTACCATCAGGAATGATGGTCTGGCTGGTTACTGTGCTATTAGCAGGATTTTCCCACTGGGCTCCGTCATACCATTCAATTGTTCCAATTTCTGTGTTGAATCGAAAATCTCCGGTCAGTTCACTGCCAGGCGATGGTCTCGCTGCAATATTTCCTGTAGGAATACGCAGGGTAGAAAACGTATCTGCTATCACACGATCGTTGTTGAAAGGTTTTAGTCTCAAAGGACCCGCATCGGTTTCAATCACGTTGTTGCGTATGACAATGTCTTGCATGGTCACTTTGTTGCTTTCCACACGACCTTGTTCAATGCCGTTGATGTTAAAAACAATGTTTGCCAACAGAGAATTGTCATCACTGACTTCTACTTTACTGTCAAATTGGAATATGCTCCGAGTGCTGGCTGTGGCTACTACAATGAGACTGTCAACATACTGTTTGGTGGCAGCATCGCTGCCTAGCAACGGAGTGCTAAGGTTTCTAATCAAGTTGTTGTCTACATCGATAGAACCAGTGCCGGAAGGGGTGATAACTAAATCTTCATTAGCTCCTGCTGTGGTAATCAACGGCTTATTAGTCAAATTGTCAAATCGGAGTACCACGTTGCCCAATGTGGTAATACCATTAGCCTGCATGTTGGTACCATCAAATCTCAACAAAGGACTGCCTTTGAGAGTACGATTGTCAGCTGCATCTAAAAACAGCAGCTGATTGGTATTAGGTGCCGACAGCCTTAGATTGCCTGTGCTAACTAGATTGTTTCCTACATGATACACAAGATTACTGCTGGTTACCACCCAGTTGTTGGCAGCTATAAAAGTTACTGCTGTAGGTATACTTTCTCGTATGATGAGATTACCTGCATCTAGCGTGGTAAAAGTCTGTAGTTCTGTAACTGTCAGATTGGCAATAACTAATGCGCTGTTTGATGTGAAATACTGCAACTTACTATCATCAACTAGATACGTATTAGATGCATTTGTGAAAGGAATGCGATTGGCGGAAAGATTAGATACGTTTGCTAAGGCAAAAGTTCCTAACACATTTGCATTGAGGTATGTAAATGTGCCTGGCCTTGGATCTAGGCCGCCTATCACAGTGCCGTCTACTCTGCCGCTGATAACATTAGCGTTGATCACTGTGACATTGGCCACACCGTTGGCATGGAGCGTCAAAGGTTGATTGAGTTGTTGCGTGGTGATTAATGCACCGGGCTCTATCACCACGTTGCCGGCAGCCAGATTACCGGCGATGTCCATTCTATAAAGACCAAGGCTGGTACCGCCTAGCACTGTCACCGAGTAATTGGTAAAATCAAATTTGATTAATTCACCACTTCCAGAAAAGAATGTCAGGTCAATACCTTGCCGGTCAAGCTCTGGCAAAAGCATGGGTCCTGAAATTCTTCCGATAGCCATTGATATCTCCTACTCTTATTTATCGAGCAGGTTTTAGGCCGCCACAGTGCTGGCGTATCCGTGCAAAACTATAACAGTCTGTCCAAACGGTGGTGGAGATGTAAACGTGATTGTGTTTCCGCTCACGGTGTATGCCACACCCGGATTTTGAAAAACGTTGCCAATCACCACGATCATGCGTGCTTCTTGTCCAGCGGTGTAGCTCACGCTCAAGGTGAAATTGCTTGTTGAGCTGTCGCCGGTGAATGTATCTTTAGTGATGTTAACCGGGCCTTCGCGTGTGAGGCTGTTCCACAGCCCTGAATAATAGACTTCGACCAAATTGGTATCGGTGTTGAATCGGAAATCCCCTGAGATGGGTGCCAGCGGACGCAGGCTGGTTGGACCAAATGGCATGATGGCGCCATACCCTGCTGTTCTCACTCTGTCATTTTTTAGATGTCGACCCATATTTAGATACTCGTAAAGCTGGCAGTGGCCACTATGAGATTGCTTGACCCTGCATCAGGACCCACATTACCCGACAAGCTGTCACCGGTACCTAACAACAATCTTTCCTGTTCCATGATGTAGGTATCATTGGGTGCTATAGTTAGATTGCTGTATATGATATTTTGTCCGTAAACAAATCCCGCAGCTGGCACTAAGAAAATATTAGCAGTCACTGGCGTAGTACTCTTGTTACAGAGATACACCGTGGTCACTGCGATGTTACCACTGGCTGTGACAATCGGCAGTGGCAATCCAGATTGTAAACCTATGCTTGATAGAGCCATTTTTATTTCCTAAAATATGATAGAATAGACGATAGCACGTTTCTTAGAAATCAGTTCCTCGCCCACTATGTTTTGTTCGCTGGCAGTTACATACACACCAGTTCCTCCGGCGCTGACATTTCCACCATGTAGAATATTGTAGTGCGGCAACACATCTGGTGCGTCTTGGAAAATCTTTAATGCCACATTTCCATCTATCTGCAGATTTACTGCAGGATCTATTTTAACGCTGGTGTTGCTCACTATCCAGTTTGGGCCGGTGATAAGATTCGCGCTTATTTCTGGGACAGGATCTTCATTTAGTTTGGTCAGCCCGGTAGTGGTCGCTACCACGTTTTGATACAACACTCCGTCGTTGGTTATCTGCCAGTTGTCGGTGGTTTCGTTCCAGCGGATAGAAACAGTGTTGCTGCTGCCTCTGTCGACCTCGACACCAGCATCTAGTACCGGAGCTCCAGTTGCTCCTGCGTTTAGAGTGATCACGTTGTCAGCTATGTTGGTGTTGGTGCTGTTGATCGTGGATGTGCCGCCAATCACGGTAAGATTACCATTGATTATCACCACGTTTGAATCCAACACTATTGGATCATCGTGATTTATGGTGTTTATAGTATAAGGACCGCTGACGTTTTTAATTATACTCATGCTCTTCTGCCATTTGCTTTATTTATGCTGGTCTAGCACTAACAGAAAAAGGGCGCAAGGCCCTTTTTCATCCGATGCCCTAAAGTAGGGTTAGTTACTGGAAATTTGCAAAATACCGGCAGTGGCTGACGCCAGGCTCCAGCGCACACGAGCATTAGCAGCATATTCAAATCCGCTGCCACCGTCGGTGTTATGGGTGACCACAGCCAGTTGCTCTTGCAGTTTGGTCACATAATATGTGCTGCCCAGACTGTCTGTTCCGGTAATGGTCATTTCGCCAGCTGCTGGAGCAGCGGCTACCAATTTGCATTTACCGAGGCCTTGTGCTGTACGCACCTGATATCTACGTGCGCCAACTTGCTTGACGATATCGCCAACCACAGCACTGCTTCCGCCATCGCCAGCTGGAATAAATGCCGATACTGCGATAACATTAGTAACTGTGCTGGTTAATGTAGATGTAGCCACAGCTGGTGTGGTGTTTGCGCCTGTGATGGTCACCGCAGGTGCTGAGGTATAGCCAGCGCCGGCCGAAATAGTCACGGTGTTGATGGCTCCGTTGCCAAACAGGGTGATTCCACCAACTGTGGCTTGTGTGCCGCCAGCGAGATTGGGCGCTCCTAGGGTGATAGCCACGTTGGCTGTATAATAACCTTCGCCGAGGTTGCTGAAGCTTAAGCTAGAAACACCTTCTCCGCCCACACGGATTGGAGATGATCCATCGGCCGGTGTGTCTGGTCTTGGATCAAAGAATTTTTGTTTTAGAGGACGTCCCATTTGTTTTCTCCTTGTATAAGTAGCGTTCTAGGCTCTACGCGGTGGGTGCCGCATAAAACTCTCTCTCGAGTTGAACAAAATTATTTATCAGAATGTTTGCTTTGTTCCTAAAGCTGCTATATAATAACACTTGGTGCTAGTCAGACAGCATCCTGTTTAGTTGAAGTACCCGGAGCAGAAATGCTTCGGGTATTTTTTTTACACGATAACTATTTGCATGACTAATAGAAATATAGGCCTCGAAACTGCTAAGTCTTTTGACGAAAAACAAAAGTCTGGTTTCTTTTCAAAGTACTTTGGTGCAAATGCGCTGGAAATAGGTTACGATGGTGGTAAGGGATGCGAAACTATTTTCCCTCATGTAATTGGCATTGACGTAGACTACCCAGGTTACGACGGAGTTCATTTACCTTTTCCCGATGAAAGTCAAGACACTGTTTATGCTAGTCATGTATACGAACATATAAGTGACTGGAAAACCGCGTTACAAGAGTGGCATCGTGTTCTTAAAGTGGGTGGGCATATGATTATATGTGTCCCGCATGTTTGGTTGTACGAAAAGAAACCAGATTTGCCAAGCAGGTACAATAGAGACCACAAACGTTTTTACGCACCGTTTAATCTATTAGAAGAAGTGTGGCAAGCATTGCCACATCTTAGCTATCGCATAAGGCACATGTGTGACAATGATCAAGGTTGGGATGATGGATGGATCAAAAAAGAAGTTGTTGTTAACGATGCTTCTGTAAACGGAGTTACTCACAACGACGGACGAAATGCACGTACAGTTAGTGCAGGCGAAATGCACCATTCCAATGGATGTTACGAAATTGAATTGGTATTAGAAAAAACTACTCCGCCAGAGTGGACTAATTTAGCGTTTGGTAATAGAAAAATACTAGGTCGCGGTTAAGCGGCCAACAAAAAAGCGCCTTCGGCGCTTTTTTGCTCTTCCCATCCCTAGAAAGATAAACGATTACTGGAATGACAAAGTACCGGAAGTGATTCCGATCTTGCCCAGGTAGTCGCCAGCGTTGCCCAGAGAGCTTGCTGTATTTGTGAGTTCCACATAACCATAACGAGTCATAAAGCCCACGACTGGTTCAAATGTGGCTGGATCAAGAACAACACCAGAGCTCATTAGCGGCACATATGGGCAGTAGAACGCGGCTGCATCAGCCTCGCTAGAACCCTTGTAACCGATAAGAACTGCTGTACCTGTGTTTGCATAGCTGTCTACGTAAACACGCATTGCGCCGTTCAGTGTACCAACAAATTTGGTATTGGTTGGTGCTTCGAAAGTACCTTCTGTGGTACGAGCAAAAGCAGAGGTTGTTGCGCTTTGTAACACTGTCAAGGCCTCAGCTGACACCACTGCCCAGTTAGCAGCACCACGACGTGTGCGCTGAGCGATCAGGTTAGCTGTGCGATTGATCAGAACTGCTAGAGCAGCATGCTCATCACCAACAAATGTAGCTGTACCGCTTACAGATGACTGGTCATATGTAAACTCGGTTGCAGCTAGGCTACGCAGGCTTGCCAGGATCTCTTGGTCGATTTCGACGGTGATTTCCTGAGCCAAGGCAGCCATGATTTCTGCTTCAACGTCCAGACCATGCATGGCTTGTGCGTCTTGAGCAGCTTCAAAAGTCCAACGTGCGCTGAGCTTGCGAGTTTTTGCTTCGACCACTTGCTTGAGGATCTGTACATTGATTCTGTTACCTGGAACACCTTCTAGGGTAGCTGTGCTGCTAGCTTTTGAAGTTGCGCTGTTACCAGAGTAAGCAGTAGCAATCTTAAATGGGCTCAGTGCCTCATCACCTGCGCTAGCACCGTCGGTGGCTGTGGTTGCGCTAACAGTGTCAGCGTAACGAACACGCAGGGTGTGGATCTGTGCCACAGGACCAGTCATGGGCTGCACGCCAACGATTTCGTTAGCGATAACAGTGGGCATAACACGACGGATCACTGGCAGGATCACGCGGTTCAGTGTAGCCACGTTGCTGGTTGCAGTAGCACCAGCTGTGGCATTTTCTGCCAGGTACTTGCGGGTGTTCTCAAGGATTACACCCATTGTGGTTCTTTTAGAACCATTTAGGCCTTCTAACAGGGCTTCTTTTGTTTCGCCCCAACGGCTCTCTAATAGTGCGGTTGTCATTTCTTTTCCTTTTCCTGTTTAGGGTTATTTAAGCCCTGCTAAACGCTTGATTTCAATCACGTTAGTGGCTTCATCAGAGGCGCTGACTTTAGCAGCTTTATCTCCAGTGACTTCTGTACGACTTTCAGTCAACGCCACTTTGGCGGCAGGCTTGACTGGAGTGTTGTTCAAAACAGCTGGCAGATACTTTTCAAATGCACTCTGCAACTTAGCAGTTTGCACGTTTTCAAGAAGTTCGCTCATCACTGCGGCTTTCTCCTTGTTCAAAGATTTCAACAGTCCGCCAAGTGTTTCTTTGCGTTCAGCTGATTCTTTGATGATCCTTACTTCTTTTTCCTTGCTCTCAGCTAGAGCCTGAGCGTGTTCTGCTTGGGCTTGAGCTTCGTTCAATTGTGTTTCTTGTGAAGCGATTACCTGCTTGAGCTTGACGATTTCGCGATTCTCATTGAGATGAGTTACAGCGAATTCGCTAGCAAAGGCTTCAAATAGACGGCGTCCAAACATGTTCTCACGAGCCACTTGGATGTCTTCTTTGAGTTGAGTAATTTCGGTCTGCAGGTTGCTAGCAATAGCTTCCTTGACCAACTTGGCGCTGCGCTGCACGAACTGAGTTTGCAGACTTGCCAATTTTTCTTTGGCTTCTGCGACCAGGCGCACACGAGCTTCGACCACTGCTCTTTTATCTTGCTCGAACTCTTGGATTTCTTCTGCGAGAGAACCGATAACAAACTTTTCAAGTTTTTGGATATTTTCTTGATAGTTTTTGCGATCGTCGCGTAGTTCTTTCAGTTCTTCAGCCAGCTTACTGACCATGAACTGATCAAACTTCTTTGCATTTTCGATCATGGAAGTATGAAACTTCACACGGTCTTCTGCCATAGCACGCTTCTCGTCAGAGAATTCCTTGATTTCTTCAGATAGAGCTTGGGTAACCATGTTGTCCAGGGCATCAACCATTACACTTTTGTCATGCTCATAACGCTGTGCAAATTCTTCGCGCAGCTCTGCACGGATTTCTTCGCGTGCCTCATGAAGCTTGGCTTCCCAAGCTTCAGAGATGGCTTGACGTGTGTCTTCGTTGACGATACCGGCATCCATGAGTGGTTTGATAGCATCAAACATTACCTATCTCCTATATTTTCAAATCGTTGATAAGGCGCACAACTGCCTCTTTCATGTACTTTTGCACTTTTCGATCATGCACTGCATCACCGGCCATATCCAGCGTACGATGGCCATGACGCATGTTCATGAGTCCTTCGTAAATTGCTTTAGGATATGCATGTGGTGCAGATGGTTGTGCTACAATGTCCACAGTGATGATTTCAAAATCACTCACTTGACCAGAGCCTTCGTTCACGTTTCCGCTGCCACGACTGCTCACTCCTAGCTTTACACCGCTGGTCAGCATGGCTTTGACCAGCTCTCCCATGGGTGTAGGTAGAATCTTCAGTTTACCAATACCGGCATGGCCGTCCATGTACATTTCTGTAATCATGTGACTCACCCGATCTAGATTAATTTTTAGATCATCTGGATGATCTACTTCGCCCAGCACGCTCTTGCCTTGTTTCAGTTGTTCATTCACTTGACCAACTGCTTTTTCAATCTCATGTATAGGGTATATGCGCTTGTTTTCGTTTTTAATTCCGCCTTCAATGCAGATACCCTTGAGATAGAGATTCTTACCTTTACCATCTGGAGCATCCTCGTTGAGGAGCTCCAGCTTGGCTGCGTCAAAAGTAAGATTTTCTCTAAGATACAAAGCCATATTACGTCTCTAAATTACTTGGCACGACCTGGTGCGCCGTTCAGCGGGCTGTGGGTGTTGGTACCACCTTGCTCGCCAGACTTGGCAGAAGCCTTGCTGTCGTAATAGTTCTGAGCGCCTTTGTTGCCGCCCGGCTTGTTGACATTGCGCTTGGCCACGTCAATTTCCTGGGGAGCTTTCAAAAAGCCGCCAGCTTTACCTTTTGGGCTGGTGCCATCGCGATCGCTGCTGTCATCACCTTTGCCGCTGAGGATATTGGCAGTTGTACCACCCATATCGTTCTTTCCAGCCACAGGGCTCTTGGTGTTTTTTTCACCTTGACGCTCGCTCTTGTCTCCGGTGCCTACGTTTTCGCCTTTTGGACCTTTGTAAGCGCCTTTGTCCCAATCCACGCCTACTTTTTCCACATACTCACGAATGCGTTCAGCTTCGGTCATCGCATGCTTTTTGGCTTTTTTGCCTTCAGCAAATGGATTACCGCCTTTTTCTTCTTCATCGCCTTCTTCGTCTTCAGCGCCTTCTTCGTCTTCAGCGCCTTCTTCGTCTTC